CTATTAATGACTACTAAGAAAAAAGAAGTAGCTGGCGGCAAAGAGTATAAAGGCTCTGCCGCTAATGGCGGCCGCAAAATTATTGTTGAGCATTATAAGAAAGACGGTAAGTGGCACACTACTTCAAAGAATGCTGCTAAGGCTAAGTACGAGAAGAAGCACGGCAAGCTACCTAAGGGCACTGACGTAGATCATAAAGATAACAACCACGATAATGATTCCGCCAGCAATCTGCGCCCGCTCAAGCATGGCAAGAATACTGCCAAGGAGAACAAGCGCAGAGCTGGTAAGAAGGCTTAAGCCTTTAGATATTTAGGGCAGAGTTTCATCCACTGCTGAACTAGCCAGTGATCACGCTCACCTGGGTTAGCGTGCCAAGGTGACCAATTAGTACCCCCAGAACTCATTTTGTAGGCGATCTGAGCGTTTGTAATCGGATCTGTAAGGTCTTTAGCTGACTTAAGTCCAAAAGCCTTCACACGGCCCTTTAAAGCCCCGTAAAGGTTAATCTGGAAGACCCCATAGGAGTCGTCTTGAGTCGTATTGCTAAAGTTGTGTGCTACAGGGTTTCCATGAGTTTCTTTCATGGCCACGGCCCAAGCTACCTTAAGGGAATGACCCTTAAACCCAGCAAACTGCAATACCTGGTAAAGCTGTTTTGGGTTTAGTTTTTTAGCTAATTTGTATTCCCCTAGCGGGGTTAGGCACTTTCCTATTACGGGAGCCGCTGCCCTAGCAGGCGCAGATATAAGGTTCCCAAAGGACAGAAGTATTACGAGTCCTATTACTAGATAATTCCTTTTGTCATATAAATTCACACTATCTCCTAGGCTAGAGAGCCAACCCGAATCTTTACCCAACTGTCACTTGGATAAAAACAGCCCAGCGTCTGTCTGCCAGGCTAGTTGCAACTCTTTTTGTTTCGTTGTTAGTGTCGAGGCTTTTACCCCTCTAATTAATATTCTACCAGTAAATACAGGGCTCAAGCAACGTAGAAGTGTGAGATACTAATATCTTACCGTTGAAAGGGTAATATATGTCAAAATGTGATAATTGCCACAATCCGGCTGAATACAAGGTTGAGAGCACTTGGGCGGCTATTCAGCACTTTTGTGACCACCATTTGCCTGTGCAATACAACAAGAAGTCACTTCCAGACTTCGTAAAGCGTGCTGAAAGAATTATGATTCCTGTTGTAGAAGAGGTTAAGCCTAAGCGTGTTAAGAAGACAGCAAAGGCTGAATAGTGCGCATACAGAGGGTAATAACTAAACAAGGTCATGCGGTACCTAAAACTGCGGGCTACCCAAAAGGCCCATTTCCACCAGAGATCTACCAACGTCCAGAAGTAATTACCGACTATATACCGGTAGATGAAGACGTTGCTATAGGTGGTACAGCTCAAAATAACTTTGTAGAGCCTAGAATATTTCGTTGCAGGTTCTGCGATGAAACTCTTTATGAGCATAAAACAGTCGATCATAAGTGTGAAGGTATATTAAATGGCGAAAACTCATGACATCGGTAATTTTTACTGGCATACAATGGTGTATCCGGTAAAACCGCCCGTAGTATTTGATAGGGCGGAAACCCAGGAAATTGAAGAACCTTATCGTGGAGGTAAGGGTTGGGCAGTAAGACTTCCTTTTACTAGACTATCTTTGGTAATAGGCATATGGAAAGAGCGGTATAGTGAGGGAGTGGCACTTACTAGAGCTATAAATGGCAGGGGCATTGAGGAAAATGCCGTTGATTGGGACACAGTAAGATACGGGGCAAACTATGAAGATATTTAAGAGCAAGCATACTAAGGAACTTACTCGTGTACAACGTAGAGTTAAGTCACTACCTACCGCTGAACTTCTAGCGTGGACAGATCAAATCATGTATTCGGTAGGTCGCAACCTATCTGCATGGCAGAAGAGTCAAAACAAGGCTTCTTTAGAAGAAGCAAGACTAGGCGCTGAGTCCTTACACGCTATATTGGATACAATTAATGAGAGAGTCTCTATATGAGTGACCTTGATGAAGAGCTAGATAACGAATATGAAGGTAGTGAAGACCTTGATATGGAGTCTGATCTTCCTCCTGAGCCTGTAGAAGAGCTTGATGAGCTCTCTAAAGAATTTGTAAAGGCTCTTGTAGATAAAATTATGCAGTTTATGGAGATGTTGGTGGGCCATGAGCTCCACAACTACCAGAAACCGCTTGCACGACGCGTTATTGAGTCTGTGATTATCAATGATGGTGAAGAAGTTACCGCATTAGCCTCTCGTCAGTCCGGTAAGTCAGAAACTATCGCTAACACAGTTGCAACTTTGATGGTAATTCTCCCTCGTCTTGCCGTTATCTACCCAGAGTTGCTAGGAAAGTTTGGTGATGGTATTTGGGTGGGTATGTTTGCACCTGTTCAGAATCAGGTTGAAACCCTATACGGCCGCACAGTATCTCGCCTAACCTCTGAAAGAGCTATGGAGCTCTTTGGTGACCCCGAGATTGACGATATTCCTACAAAAACTCCTGGTGTAACTAAGAATCTAAAGCTTAAGAAGTCGGGATCGACTCTTATGATGATGACAGCTAACCCACGAGCTAAGATCGAATCTAAGTCGTTTCACTTAATTATCATTGATGAGTGTCAAGAAGCAGACGATTTTGTGGTTTCTAAATCTATCGCACCTATGGGTGCTTACTACAACGCTACTATTGTAAAAACCGGAACACCTACAACTCACAAGAACGGCTTCTACCGTTCTATTCAGCTAAACAAACGCAGACAAACCGGAGCAAGGGCTAAGCAGAACCATTTTCAATGGGACTGGAAAGACGTATCTAAAGTTCAGCCGAACTATGAAAAGTTCATTAGAAAAGAAATGCTTCGCATTGGAGAAGATTCAGATGAGTTCCAACTTTCGTATAACTGTAAGTGGCTCCTCGAAAGAGGAATGTTCATCACATCCTCAATCATGGAGGACCTTGGAGATACATCTCAAGAAATCGTTAAGAGCTACTTTAAGTCGCCGGTTGTTGTGGGTGTCGATCCCGCTCGCAAGATGGACTCGACGGTTGTCACGGTGGTTTGGGTAGACTGGGATAGGCCGGATGAGTATGGTTACTATGACCATAGAGTTCTTAACTGGCTTGAGATTCAGGGAGATGACTGGGAAGAGCAGTACTTCCAGATCCAGCAGTTCCTGTCTAACTATGACGTTCTAGCTATCGGGGTAGATGCCAATGGTGTAGGAGATGCGGTTGCTCAGCGACTCAAGATCCTTATGCCTAGAGCAGACGTAATCTCGGTTACTTCTAGCCCTACAGAGCAATCTAAGCGCTGGAAGCACCTACAAGCCCTAGTTCAACGTCAGATGGTCTCCTGGCCAGCTCATGCTAAGACTAGGCGCCTTCGTATCTGGAAGAAGTTCTACCAACAGATGACAGATGCTGAAGTGCAGTATAAAGGCCCTAATTTCTTAGTGGCTGCCCCAGATGAGGCCCATGCCCATGATGACTTTGTAGACTCATTGGCCCTAGCCTGTTCTCTAACTCAAGAAATGGTTATGCCTACTATTGAAGTAAGCGCCAATCCTTTCTTTTAATTTACTATGACAAAACCCTCAGTACAAGACAGAATTAACCCTGAGGACCTCAATCCCAACCCTATAGGAGAATAAACAAATGGCAATGGAAAATATTGCACCTACACCTCAGTTCCCTGAGAAGGTAGGCACAAGCTATGAGCGCAAGTTCAGCCCAGCAACACCTGGCCTACGTGGCCCACTTCGCTTTGAAGAAGGTGTTGCAACAGACACAGACGTTCCAAATGATTTCCAAGTTGGCTTGGATCAAGGTTACGATGTACCAGCTGGTCGTCCTAACCACAACATGAACGTTTTCGAGAAGTACCCTGAAGAGACTATGAAGGAGCGTGCCCACGTTGGTTCAGCTGCTTGGGTCGAAGCACCAACATACCTTGGTGAGTTTGCACAGGGCAACTTCGGTGACCACTCTGTAGTAGTTATCGAAGAAGAAGTTCGTAGCGGTGGTCGTTATAGCCGTATGAACCCAGCATCAGTACAAGACTAATACTGTATACTAATAGTGTTCGGCCCCGTAAGGG